CTGTCGGGCTGGTTGTCCCGATGCCTACACTGCCGCCCGGGCTTCTTAAAAAAGTAGCCGTATCTGTCAGCCTGCCGTTAGTGGTGGTATAAGGTATTCTGCCGGTGGTGAGTGCAATATCGTTCAGCGTAAATTCTTTAGTCGCTGCCCCTGTCTGTATTACGTTGTAAATTTTATCCGTTGTCCTCCATATCTGCCCTTCTGCCGGAGAAGATGGAGCCACCCCGTCCCGTATCGTTAAGGAGGCATTTGTTGTTGTACCCCCTCTCAAATTCATCCAGGCGTTCCAACTACCATATCCTAACAACCCCGCCCCTATCTGCGAAGAGCTGCCGAGTTTGGATGTTCCTGTCTCAACACCAAACACTCCATTACCACCGGCATCGTACAGCATAAAATCATACCCGCTGCCGGTTACGGCTCTGAACACTAACCCGTCTGATGAACTTCTGTAAACCGATCCCGCCCCTGCATCGCTGAAGCTAATCGTTCCTGTTGGGCGATATGCTCCGTTATTCGTAGAAAATACGTTGGTGGTTTTGTTGTAAGTAAATCCAGCATCACCGCCGAACGAGCCGCCATCGTTAAACTGTATGTAGGTATCGCTGCCGCCGGGTGTGCCACCACCGCCACCGGTGCCGCCTACGCTGTCTTTGATTATCCAGTACAACAATCCTGAAGCATCGGCCACTAATACTTTTTTGCCGGTCATATTACTGGCAGTGGTCATATCCGGGGTACGGATAAATCCTTTGTGGATGACCGTATCACCGGTACGGCTGCCGGGGGCAATCTGTTGCGCTGTGGATTTTACAGCAATAAAAAGACCGAGAAGTATAAGAAGTTTTTTCATGCTTAGTAGTTTGATTTGTTTTCTTTGATGCGGTGATAAACGGGCACTTCATACGCTGTCAGCGATGGCAGATTCGTAACATCCAGCACATTGTTACCACTGCGGAAGCTGTTGGCCAGCCCGGTAACACTGCCGGTTACTGCACTGTTCATCGTTAAATTGTTTACCACCGTAACATTATACGGTGAGGTGCCGAAGGGGTCAATGTATATCTGGTGAGTGCCTTTTCCATAAACCGTATTATCAGCTACAATGGCACCTGGTATCTTAGTGTATTGCCCGGTACCCTTCACGCCATAGGCCATTATAGCATAGGAGTAATTCGAGTTGTGATAATTATACACCGTGTTAAATCTTGCAGTGGCACCGGGTGGAACTTGTAACCCATAACAATAATCAGACACATAATCGGAGTGCCTGTTCATATAGATAATATTGCCGTTCATTTTCCAGCCGAGGGCTGCTTTGGCAAACGAGGTAATATTTAGCGAAGTGGCAAAGCGAAAATCAGCCAGTGTATTATCGCTGATGTTATAGTTCTGCGCATAGTAGTAATTCGTTTGGGTGGTGCCCACTTTTGAATAAGCACTGTCGTAAAGTTGCACCATCAGCCCGGTGGCAATACTGTCGTTCCGAAATCCTTCAAACGTATTGCCCGTAATAGTTACCCGGTCGGCATACGGAGATAATAAGAATAAGCTGGCCTGTCCTACACCGAAGAAAGTCGTAGTATCATCACCGGCAGCTCTCGTATCATCCCATCTTCTGTAAGTGCTGCTGTCAGTGTATACTTTGTTATTAGTGAACTGCAGACCGACCACTTCGGCAAAATACCAACGGGTATTGGTGAAGCTGTTGTTATCAATGAGAATATCTTTCAGCCCGTTGCCCCTGCGTAAGCCGGCATCGGTGCCGGTTATTTGTGCCCACCCGCAATTATCAAACGTTGCATCTTTAATAATGATACGGCTGCCCTTTGCAGTGGAGCTGTCCATACCGCTGAGGTCAATCAGTGCCCTCGACTTTTGAAACACTCCCCCAAATACCTGTATTATTCCATCGTCTGCATTGCCATTCCATAATGGTTTGGCCGGGCCTGCCGCCCCGCCTGCATTGGTAACGGTGGCATTGATGAATTTTGCATTGGATGTTTTGGTGCTGTTTACATACAGCGTTGCTTCGCTATGCCCTTGCAAGGCCGCATTGCCTAAGCCGATGGAATCGGCCACCAGGTTTGTAACGATGAATTCCCGGTAAATGCTGTCAATGGTTTGAATGTTATTCGTGCCGTGTATAACTGATCCTTCCAACTGGTAAGCGAAGCAATTCGTTAACCGGCCACCGGCTCCATAGATGTTTTCGCCGGGAGTATTTTTAAAGGTGCAGTTCTCTGCTATTATATACCCGCCGAAGGCTTCGATCGTAACAGGCTGCTGATAGTCTATAAAGAAACGGTTAGCGGCTTTGTTGCCGTCAAATGTCATGTTGATGCAACGAACAATATAATTACTGTCGCTGGCACCGAGTATTGCATCTTTTCTAAACAGCATGGGCGCAACGGTCACCAGCGTATCGCCGGCTGTCATGTTGCGGGCAATCGGGTTTACACTATTGGAAATAGTTAGCGTATTACCGGAGATGGATAGTATAGTATGAAACTCCGTACCCCCTACGTTGTTGGAGTTATCACCAAAACTGCCATCGGTACCGGCTGCTTTTATTAAGAACGACATACCCGCCTGCAGGTTGCTGGCATCGGCCACTTCAATAGAAGTGGAGCTGAGTAGTTCGTTATTACTGATCAGTGTCCACACCGGGGTGGCCCGCTGCCAGGTGCCGTTGATGTGGGTCTGGTTCTGAATTATTTCAACAGCCCTATCGATTGCATACGTTTTACCCGGTTGATATTCGATGACCGCATCTTTCCCGGCCAGCCGGCAGATATTATCAATGGCATCGGCTTCGCTTCCGATACCTGCACCGGTCAGCCGGTTGTAACTGTTGCCGTCTTTGTCTTTACCTTGCAGTTCAAACCACTCGGGTTTATAATGCACCCCATCAAATATCCGTTGCCACCCATCAATGATCGTAGCTCCATTTTCCGTGCCACCGGTGTAATAGAATACTCCCCCGGTGCGGCTGTCTGTGTTCACTAAAACTTTTGCAGCACCAGCATAGGACCGCAGTTGTGTATAGTTGTTTACAGTATCAATTTTAATCTCGGCGGTGATGTCGGTGTACTTGGCCGACTTTATCCATCCTCCATTTGAGTAATAATAAAAATAATGGTTAGCCGTATCTATTGCAACCGCCCCATCACTTACAGCCGATCCACTTCTTAATCCTGATGGCACACCGTTATAGGACGGTATATGCAAGGAACTGTCGAACATCCCCGCATATATCCTCTCTCTTGTTTTTCGCCACATATAATTTCCCGGTTGCGCCGATGCGACCAATGAACCCGCCAAAAAAATCAGTAATAATAATTTCCGCATATATTATATTTTTATAAGAACATTTACTTTTTCTACCGGTATATCAACCGTTCCGCCCGGTTCGGGTGGCCCGCCTGCAGCGGTTAAAAAGTCTATACGCCCCGGCCCTGCTGTATAGTTAAACTCACGGCTCCCTAATGTGCTGTTACTAAAATCATATTGAATACCCTCCCTTCTTACACAAAGGATAAAGGCATTTGATAACAGCGCATCTTGTATGTATGCAGTACCCGGAAACATCTCGTATGTTATCTGTGTTATCATACAGGTCTTTTTATTAAAACATACACTCTTTGAGAGCCGTCAAAAATCAAATCAGGTGAAAACGTTATCCTTACCGGTGAGGTAGAAAATTTATATTCCATATTTCCCGGTGTTCCTTCTGTCTGCTGAAAGCCAATACCCTCTACCGCCACTTCAAGTATTGTATCGGTAGCCGATAACGCAAACGGTGTATAGGGTACCGGGCTGGCATTCGATTCGCCTGCACTATTACCGCTGATATAGTTTTGCCCGTTTACAGTCTGCCAATAATCGGAGTAATAATCAAAGTCAGTGGCCGGGCCGCTTATTATTTCGCTGAAATTAACATCACCCGATACCCTTACTACTAATGAACCCTTACCATAAGAGAAGCCCTCTTTTGTTAGGGTGGTCGTTCTTATCATGCCCTCAAATGAAGCCTCCAATGTATCTCCATCTTCCGCTTCGAGATACACTCTCCAGTTTAACACCTGCTGCCTTACTGATTGCTGCATCAGATAAGTGATTGCAATTTTTGATTCGCTGTTATCCAACGTAGTGATACCCTGGACTGATAAGATTGCACTTGACATACCGGGCAGATACTCTCTTGATGAGCCGCTTAAAATACTGGTAACCTCCTGCTCATCCTGCTCTATTGTGAACTCACAGGATTTTGCGCAAAAGATGTCATACCATGTATCGGTGATCCACAGCTGACCTTTTATATTTTCACCTCGTATTAATTTTGTCATCTTGAGATATATTTAAACTCCCGTTCTTCACTGTAAATCTTTCCGTCAATCCTGTCATAGCATTCTATTAATATGCTGCCCTGCATTAACCCTGTTTTCCAATCCTGGTTAAAGGCCGTATTGAGAAAATACCTGTTCGTTGCTGCTGCATGGGCATCGGTCAATAAAAACTTATTGATCAGGTCAGGCCATGTATTGGATAAACCCCTTATAGTGCCGGTAAAAATCACATTGGCTTTCCGGTATTGATTGAAATAACTCCTGATCTGCAATTCACCGTAAGGGTGTATATAAGTAGCATCAGGCGGGCCGGAAGGAAAAACATTATGCGGGTAAAACCATGTTGTAAGAATATATGCTCCGTCAACTAATACAAACATGGCACCTTTAAAAAGTTTCTTAGGAGAATCGGAAATAAATACCTCATCTTCCTTTTTAGACAAATAACCGGTTTCGGTACGGGTTACTTTTTGATACTGGCCGGTGTATTGCTGATAAGAACCATTGATATAAGGGAGATATGAAAATGAAAGATTGCTGTACCAAACTTCCCTGTTATCATCTGAACTGTTCAGTTGGTTAAACTGGTTAAGCCATAAATAAATATTACCCGAAATAGGAACAGCGGGAGCATCCCAGCTGATTGTTCTCCATTCTGTATCATCCACATCAAAATCAACAGATACAGCACCTTTTGCGGTATTGACCGTCCATGCAGAAGTATTAAACCACTTCGGTATTCCGTCTCCTGTGCTGTCCTCTCCCAATATCCACCAAGACCCATCATCACCATTTAAAACAATTCTGAAAAGCCTTGCATTCCCATTGCCGCCCGTTCCAATATCAGAATCACACCTGAATTGCACTGATGCAGAAATTTTATCTTTCTCACTTACCGGTATGGCTTCGCTTTCTATATATGTTGCATCGTTTATCGAAGATGTTTCAAACGATGTTCTTGCCGTTAAAACAACATATCTTTCTTCCTCGTAATCAATATCATTGAATATTCTGTGAATCGTTGCCGTTGTGCCGTCAACAGTTCCATAAAATCCCGGCACACCTTCCCTGAGTGTCCAGCAGTCTAATGCGTATGTTTTTTCAGGTAATGTATCATCAATAACATCACCTCTTGAAAAATCCTTATTACATGGAACCTCTAATGGGAAATTGTAATTGTATATCAGCTTGGTGTAACCCGGCGCCATCTCCCTTTCAAGTAACTGATCTGCCAGTGCAAACCTGAACACTTCTGTTTCTCCTATCTCAATATTATAAGAGGTAGCACCGTTATTGGTGTCGAATGTTCCGTCTGATTCAAAAACAGAAACATAGATATCGTTTTCGTCAAACTCATCAATCCGTACAATCCACCATTCGCCCTGGTATTGTGTGATAAAGCAATCTTTACCCAATATCTTTTCCAATACCTGGTAACAGTTTTCACACTCTCCTATCTCAGATTCAAATGTTTTTGCATCTAAATAAACTTTGGTATAGAAATGACCGTTACTTGATGTATCAATAAATGTTACGTTGGTAGCACCTGATTCATGCACCGGTGCAGGTGTTACCTCTATATTCAACCCCCCGTTATTCTGCACCACCACAAACGTATTACCGTTGTTAGTACCGGCAGAACTGACCTGAATTTCCTGTCCGGGGTAAAATTTATCCTCTGTTGATGCCGGGAAAAATATTGTACTGGATGGGTTTGAGAAGTTTACCAGCGCTACCGTAACAGGCCCTGAGCCGTGTCGTAAATTGTTAACGACTTTAATAAACAGGTTCATGCCTGTTTTTTCAAGTGCCCATGCTATGTATTTAATGATCCTATTTTTACCAACAGGGGTATCACCGTCTGAATCGGTCAGCGGGACATCTCTTAATAATGCCAGGCAATCAGAAGCGGTTAATACAAGTGTCTGCCGGTTTGGTAAGAAAGGCTGTGTAAGGTCGGCTGTAACTAAAAAACCTTTGAATAAAAAGGTGCTGTCCCCGTTATAAATCTCTACATAAAACCTGTTATCTCTTGAACCGGTGAAGGTCATAATATCTATACCTGCCTCGGTTTTTATCTCAATCTTAGCCTGCTTTGATTTTATCGGGGTGTATTTGTCCTTATTATTATCAACTACGGATATGGTCAATGGGTTTTGTCCCATCTGAAGGGGCACCACTTCGGGATCTCCAGATACGATCTGAACATCTGTATCGAAAATATCTACCGTTATTTCCGATACTTCATTCGACATCAGCCAACTTCCTCTGTAAACCAATCCATTCATTACACTAACCTGTTTTGACTTCTGTTTGCGTTGGCAAGGACCAAAACGAGGTCATTGCCAGATACCCTGAACTGACCTGATAATGCCATTGCCATACTTCCTTGTGAAATTCTGCCCTGTGATGCGGGCACCATTCGTCCTGATGTTTCGGGTATGAAAGTTTCAGGACCTCTTTCACCTACCCTGTATGCTAACCCGGCTGACATAGGACCGCCACCGGCACGAAAACCCATCAGGCCACTGAATATATTTTTAAAGCCTGCCAGTCCTTTAAACCCGATACCGGCAGCACCTCCTGTTATTAATGATAAAATACCTGCTAAGGCTATGGTAGAAACCAATTTTGCTATAAGCTGTGTCAGTGATTGCACTATGGCCTGACCAAATGCTTTAAAAACATTTTCGCCCCTGCCGATGGCAGCGAACATATCATCAAATGCAGGGGTTACCACATTGCTTATAATATCACCGAGAGCATTATACTGCTGTATTCGTTTTATAATTCCCGGATCTACTGCGGCCCCTCTTGCTTTCCCGATATCTGCTTTCGGCGGAGCTACTTTGAGATCAACCGGTATTTGTATAGGTACAGGCTTTTGCGCCTGCTCTTGTAATCTCTTTGTAAACAGGTCGAGCATTTTAGTAATATCCAAAGGATCCACTATTGAGGCAACGCTGCCACCGTCAGCCTTTGGCAGTTCTATCTTTATATTACTGCTGAATTGTTTTAACTGATTGAACAGGTCTTTTATCTCAGATTCAATTTGCGCCTGTGCTTTTTGTTTTTTATCCTTCGTAGCGTTTAGCTGCTCAAGGTAAAAGTTTTTTTCTCCGGGGTTTGTTTTTGCGAAATTATCTGCCAGTGTTTTTGCAATGCCACCTTCATTTGCAAACCTCTCTAATGCACTTGAAGCGGTAACACCCTGCATCTTCAACAGCTTCTCGATCTTCGCCTCCAGTTCTACCTGTAATATTTTTGCAGCAATTACATTTTTAAGGTTGCTGATATAATTCTGGTAAGCCTGGTCCAAGCCGGCTACTGCCGTTCCCTCTAATTTCAGTCCGTTAAAAACTTCCGGCTGAATTTTTTGTAATTCCTGTATGGCCGCTAATTTGCGGGCCCTTGTTTCTGTTTCACTTTTTAGGACGGTTATTAATGAGCCTACCTCAGTAGCCTCTTTTGCAGTTGATGAAAATATACCGTCAATGGCACTCTTTACTTCATCACTTTTCTTTTTTAATTCTTCAGCCTTCTTGCTTGCTCCGAATAGTTTATCACCAAAAACGACCATTAAAGAAGATGCCACACCAACTGCAAGTCCTAAACCGCCTGCACCGGTTAATGATGAGCCTAATGCTTTTAAAGCACCACCCGTACTTCCTGTACTTGCTTTTAACCGCTGAAAAGATTCTAACAGCGGGTTGATGTTGTTTGCAATACCAATAAACCCGTAAGGGGCATCTTGTACCACCCTTGACAGGTTGCTGAGTGACAGCGTTGCCTGGTTAGATACATTAGGAACCTTGTTAAGTGCTGCTCCTGTTTTAGCTGTGGCCTCTGTGACTTGGTTTAAACCAGCCAAAGCCCGTGATACATCAGCCCCTATTCGTATGTTCATCTCTGCAGCACTCATCTAATCTCACTTTTTCGTTTCTTTAACAAGGCGTTCTTGTGGTACTCGATTATTTTTCTTCTTTCATCTCGGGTTTCTCCTGTCTGCACTTCTTTTACCTCTCCATCCACCGGCCACATTTTCTTTATTTCTTCCAATACACCGGTGCCACCCATTGTCTGGTTTATCACATCGGAAATAATGGCCGTTGCTTTCCTGGCAATCAGTTCATCATTTCTTAGTTTTATATTCCGGCCATGAAAGATCAGGTACACATCTTTCATTAAAAGGCAGTTTCTCTCTGCCGGGGTATAACCACATTCATATAAAAGAACTCCGTCAAGGTCATCCCAGCTGAAGGGAGTGTTGCCGTTTAATTTTTTTTTTCATCCGTACTGGTTAATTCCTGCAGCTTCTTAGCATACTCTGTTTGTGCATAGCACTCCAGGACAGCGGCTATTTGTTTGGCAACATCCTCATCAGTGATAGCCTTTTCAGCCCATTCATAAAAATGCTCGTATTTAAAAACAGGCTGCACCTCTTTTATCAGGCAGTTGTTTTTATACCCACATTCTATAAACTTGGCAATACCTTCAACTGTCATTTGGGAATCACCTTCCGTACCGGTGTAATAAAACTCTCCCTTGTCTGCCATTGCTTCGCCAAACATCCGGATAGCCGGATAAGCGAATTTCAACCCGATCACATCTCCTGTGCCGAGGGTTATACTTATGTATCCGTTCATGCTTACGGTGTTATATCTATGGCTCCTGAAAATTCAAAAGCCGCTGTGAATTTTACGGTGTCGCTTGGTGCATCTGCTGACAACTGCAATGATGCAAGCCTTCCAGTCCCGGTGATCCAGGGTTCGTTACCAGAAGTTGCAAACTTGCTCATAAATGAAGTGTTCGCTTCAAAGAGTGTTAACAACTCGGTCCAGCTTCCTTCACCTGCATCAGGAACAGTATCAACTACCCCTGTGAAATTCAATTTCCAGTTTGAAGGACCCAGCGTTTTGAACGTTCCGCAATCAGTTTCCTCCGTATTCACATTGCGGCTTCCATCTATGTTAGCCGACTTCTTACACACTACCACTTTATAAGTGGAACCGGAATCGGTGGAGTAGCTCCATATTAATTCCGAGCCGGTTACTGTTGTGGGTTCTGCCATTTTTTACGATTGAATTGTTATTAAATGATTGTATCTTGTTATTTTCCTGTAATACTTTTTTTCTCCATCATCTTCTTGCAGATTGGTTGAGGTTTCAGCCGTTACACTATTTATCTTCATGTCATCCTGTGCCGATAAATTGTGATTATGCCCCGGACCTACTGCAACCAATAAACCTATCTCCTGGTCAATATTATCAGCCACATCCGGGTCAACATCGGTTGTAAAAACGGTGGTGATATCTGCAATGATGACCACTTCTTTTATCCATGTCTTATCATTCTTATCAACATCCGTTTCACCTTCGCTGCGGAGCAATACATAATTACCCTGCTCTGTTTCCGGCACTGCTTCTACATAAACAGGTAATAAATTTTCCAGGTTCCCTGATAAGAGGTCATACCAGCTGCTCATCAATTTTTTGCACACATTTCTCATATCCTGTCGAGAATATTTTTAATATTCTGTTTGAACTTCTCCCTTATAATTGGTATTTGCTTAAAGAAGAATGGCCGGGGAAAAATGCCGCCGTTCTTTCTTATACCCCTTCCCTTAAACTGGGCCGCATACTCCATCAGCTCTCCCGGCACACTTACTCTCGTTATCGTTCCCCATTCGATATAAGGAGAGTGTTTCGCCACACTTGAAACTTCGGTTGTCATATAAGCTATTTTCTGATTGCTGATACCGCCCCTTAATTGCCCGAGATCGGCCGGGGCATCTCTTTTAGCATTTCGTACAAAAAGATCACCGGCCACAGTAACCTCATGGGCTATTTCCTTCGCTACATTTTTTGAAGCGGCTTTTACCCGTTTTTCAAACTCATCAAATCCTATGATATCAACTTTTACCAATGGCCGTTGCTGTTATTTCGTAATTAAATTTTCTTTCATCAATCCTATCCACACTCTGAACAGTATATTGTTTCCCTGCCCATATCAACCGCCAGTTACCGGTTACATCAAATGTTGGCCGGATAAAAAGCCTGAATCTTATCGTATTACTAAGCTGTGTTTGCGCCTCTTTTACCACCCGTCCGCTTGTTGTCTTTTGCAGTTCTGCAAAAACATTATAAGAGGCCGAAACCGTCTCAGTTGCCCTGCCGGTTGCACCTTGTGCAGTGGTGTATTTAACAAGTCGTATGGGTTTCATTTTACCTATCACACTAACCATGTATTACGGCTGTATTTCAATGCCAGTTGATAAATAAATTTCTGCACCGCCGGGTCATCACCCCTGTTCATATAATAGTAAGCGGCAGCCCTGAGCATATCCATCTTAATTGACTGCGGCAATGTTTCACATCCTGAAGTACCATAGCCGCAGGTGTATGTGATTGTCATATCTGCATACTTCGGACTTTTCAGGTACTTGAAATGGGTACCGGTCAATTCGATATCATCTGTATCTATTGTATTACCCTCACAATCGAGGGACGCTGTTACGCTGCCAATAGGACCGTAGGGTAATTCAATGTCACCACAGAGATTCGTCAACACAACTTCCTTCGTTCTTGTGGCCGTCAGGGTTAAGTTGGTAATCTTTTCAAACTGCTCCCTGACTGCAGTACGAATCATGGTGATAATTGTATCATCATCAGAAAAGGTGAGTTCACTACCACCAACTGCGGTAAAGCCTTCAAGTCTTAGCCAGTCTTTTACCTCTTGTGTGGTAATAGGTTCTGTGATACTTGAAGTGGTGTCTCGTACCGATTTAATAACGTTGTAATCCATTCTTACTAATTGAACCGGGGGGAGGTTCCGACCCTCGTACACACTATTACTCCGATGTACTTCCGATTATTCCGCCCGGTTACCTAATTTATATGTCTCGTCTTGGGTTAAGTGTAGCCGAAGCACTTCCACTCATCGTACCTGTTCCGGTCCATTTTACACCGATGTAAGGGGCTGAGATATCTCTTAATTGCCAGCCGTAAGAACCGGTTGCATCTGTTGGAGTGATTGTTGAATCACCGGCAAAAGAATACCAGTTAGTACCATCGTTGCTGTACACGACCCTTAATGTACCGCCCACAGTTCCGCTGATTTTTGTGATATTTATTTGCAGCGAATAATTACTGAACTGGCTACCAGATGTGGTGAACCAGGTAGCTGTTCCCGTATTAGAAACAGTGTCCAGTGTTTGCGAATCAGAGTACATTGTACGAACCTGGCTATTTGCAGATAAACAGGTAAGTGCAAACGAGCATAAAAGAATTATAAATTTCATTTTGTCTTTAGTTTTAAAGTTGGAGGCGGAATTACCGCCTCCGGGTTAAAAAATTATGCTGTCTCTAATGCAGCCGCATCAGAACTAAAATCACCATAAATGATCCTGTCAACCCTGTCTGCTGCCAGCGTAACTCTTTCTTCGATTACAACTGTTACGATGTTTTTAATAGCATCATCTTCGTTTTGATCGTAGAAACGAACTGACAGGCCCGATCTTACACCCACAGTTACCTTGCTGAAGTCACCGAGGAAATACTTATCAGATGTAACAGCGGTATGCGGAACTATCGGGGCACCGAATAAATTCGGGATGTTCTGATTAGGAGCACCAAACAGATAAGCACCTGTTGTCGCTTCTTTAGTCAGAATCATCTTTGCGTAGTCATTCGGGTGAAGAATTACAGCAGTAGGATTGCTGTACAGATTCCTCAACTGTGTCCATGCTGCTACCAGCACATCATAATTATTAGCCCCTTCGATGGCAGCTGATAAAGAGGATGGAGCTGAAAACGCTGTTGAGTTAAAGGTCTGGTTCAACCCTTTGAACTCACCGGCTGCACTGTTGGTCAGGAAAAGAGAATCTTCTTTTACAAGAAGCTCCTCGATACCTACACCGGTAACCTCACTTTGTAACCAGGGTATATCCTGCAGATACTCCTCTGGCATTTTGTAGTAATGTGCAATTTTGGTAATTGGCACAATGGTTTTTACCCAGTCACGGTCAGACTGCGGTTTAGCAGCAAGAGCAGCTACTGATGTAGGCCCACCCTCACCGGCTGCATCACGGATAACATAAGCATCCATACCAGCAGGCAGATTACGAACTGACAAACCGAGATCCCGGATGTGCCTTAATTCGTAAGGCTTACGGCCCGGCTCACTTAATGCACCACCATGCACAAAAGCAGGCGTACCAGATACAGAAAGGTTACTGTTTGCACCGATATTACCGACTGTTTTCATTTCAAAAGAAATGGGAGTACGGTTCTTTTTATAATCAGCCAAAAGCTCCTTTTTTTCTTCGAGGCTCTTTTTCAACTCTGCTGAAAAGTTGTTTTCTTTTCCTTCAATAGTTACCCGGTTGCCTTTTGCAATTTGCTCATCAATCCAGGCCTGGTTCTTTTGTTGTGCTGTTTCAGCATCAACCTTAAATTTTTTCAGCCCTTCCAGTTCATCTGTAACAGGCTTCAATGCTTTTTCAACGGCTTCTTTTGTTTGGTCAGCCATCTTTGTACCAATGTTTTTCTCAATTTCCCCGAGGTGCTGCTTTAATTCAGCAGTTTCTTGTTCGGAGAATCCTTTTTTTACTTCACTCATCTTATTTGAGTTTAATTGTTAATCAATGTTGTTATACTACTCCAGTCCCTCACTCTCTCCGCTTCCTGCTCTGTGGTTTTTACCTCCTGAGTGGATAGGTCAATCATGAATTGCTGCATTTGTTTTAATTCGATTTCGAGCATATCAAAAGTGTCATCAGTAAATGTTCCGTTCCTGATGGCTTTTACAAGCAGGTCAATCCGTCCGCTTACCTTCTGTATTTTTTGCTCTGATTTCATTCCGGTCATGGGTGTATTCATATTTGCACCCCATGCGGTTAATGAACTGCCCTCGTATAATTTGAGGTCAGTCAACTCCCTTGCTGCCTCACCTGGTTTCCATTCGTTCCAGGGCTTCAGCTGGTTATATTTGATCGTTTGAAAACCGATTGAATGTTCTGTGACAAGGCCACTGTCAACCATTTTCACAAAATCAACACCTAATGAATGGTTGCCTAACTGTGATTCATAGTACAACCCCTTTGCATCTTCCTGCAATACGATCAACACACCTAAAGGCTGCGATGTATTGTGATTCAATAAGTGCTTAATTCTTTTCTTGGAAGAATTGGGGCCCCATTCATTAATTGATTTGGTGAAGGCTCCCGGCTTTATAATATCACCGTCTGAATCAATAGAATTGAAGTCGGCAAAGTAACCTGTTACAATGCCTTTTTTGCCGTCAACATCTTTAAATGTTATCGGCAGGGAAGCTGTTACATCAGCCTCTTTATGTATGTATTTTTTGTCCATCACTCCTCACTTTTCGTTTTCACTTTTTTATCAACCTTCCGTTCTCATCTCTCTTTGCTATTAAAGCATGAGTGCATCTGCACTCTATTACCGAACCGGCCACACTTCGCCTCGTTCCTTTTGCCCTCGGGTCACCGGGCTGCATCAACTCGACACCGTTCTTTGGATCGGTAAACGGCTGGTCAAAATCTACCAACTGACCGTCCAACCTCATGTGATCTGCATGGTCCTCAGGATTTCTACCCCTTACCCTTGCATCATTTGCACTTATCCATTCTTTTTGTGTCTGGTACTCATAGGTTTCTCCTGCTGCCTTTGTACCGAGGTTAGAAGCACTGTTAACTTCCGTTCTTACTATCCGGGCCGCCTGCCGTTTTTCAAACCCACTCTCCCTTATCTGCCTTGCCAGTTCGTCAAATGAAACTCCGTCTGTAATGGCTTTTGAAATAATGGGTAAGAAATATTCCCGCATGGTTTGAACGGTCCCGAATGTGATATGCTCTACCAGGTGAAATTTGAAATAATCCAGAATGAAGTTTATCCACTCCGCATTAAATCCAAATCCCTTTGCCTGTACTGCCTCTGCTCTTAAAAGCCTTGTTACTTTATTGGCCCTGCTTACCCCTACTTTCAGATAAATCTCTTTTACTGCTTTAGTGGTTTGCAGATTGGCAATGTTTTCATCAAAGTAATTGCTTGCTTTATCAGCACCGTTTACCCGCATATATTCAATCAAAGAACTTATTTCGCTTTTAATAGCTTTTTTCACTCTTGGGAAAAACACTGTCTCCCATTTCCTGTTTTTCTGTGTTACAGCCTTCGAATATTTTCTTCTCTCCTCTCTGTTCATGTTGAAGCCTTAATCTTACCTGGTGCCGTAACTCATCCCTTTTCCTTTTTTCCGCTGCACACCCTTTCTCCCTTTCCGTTACCGGATAGCGGCGAAACATCTCAGCTATTATTTCCCGTTCTGTCATTCATTAATTCGTTATCAACTTCATTTGCCATGAACTCCGATAAAGGAACACGGCTGTTATCAATCCATGGTTCGTCAAACAGCGGGTTGTCAACCCTCTCAATATTCATCAACTCTAATTGCTTATTGGGTGACAACATCCACAGCTTGCTTACCCACTCAACTTTATCTTTTGTGTTTTCATCCAGTTCAGTGAAAACGGTCTGGTCAAAATCAACGTAAATGTTTTTATCCTTGTAACCCCAATCAGATTGAAGTTTCTGGTTAAACATATTTCGGAAAGAGGTAAGCAGAGGTAAAGCTACCCTTGCGGTTAATGCTTTTTCAGCCTCTCTTACGTTGTTATAAGTACTTGTTTTTTCGCTTCCTAATAGCTGCGGTGGCACTCCGTAGATAGCACATAACCGGCTCATATCCCACTGCTCTGATGCGATGATATCCATATCAACAGGAGATAGTCCTATCTCAGTCCAGTTCATGCGGTAACCTGATGAAGCGATTTTGTTGTAATTCTCCGGACCACTATATTCTTTACCTGTTAAAAGCTGCTTTACCTTATTTGCCTGCTCTACTAATACCCCTACGTTGCCGCCATCTACTAAAGACGGGTCCACATCAGCAGATAATACCCCTTTTACGCCCTGGTTCTTAAATGCTGATGCACTGGCTGTCTTTGCGTAGTTGTTTCTTGTGTATGTTCTGAGTGCGGCTTTTAACGGTGAAAGGCCATACAGGTTAGTGCCATCGTAGTTGTATTCAGGATTCCATTTAGCCTCATGCAATACTTCCTGTATTGTCCATGATTTGGCAATGGAGGTCATTTTATAACCTACAACCTCTGCCGGGAAAGTTTGTGTTGCTTCGATAGTAACCTCTTGTGGAAACAGATTATAGAGGTGATGCGGTTTGCCGCTATTTGCCCCTTCTTTCAGCATCTCAGCTAATACCATTCTGTCTCCTGTCAGGAGTAGAAAGCCGGTGCCGTTTGCGACAAAATCTGAAAAGGTCTCTCTTTTGTTAGCCCATTTAAGGAGGTCTGCCAGCTTAGGATCACCCTTTGTTAATTCAAGTGCCTTTGTCTTTAAATCTTTCGCCTTCTTAATATCTTCAAAACTCAAATCCTTTCGCTTCATTAAGCCGATGTAAGATTTCAAAGAACTTTCGTCAACTACTTTATATTGATTCCATTCCGGCAACCTGACCTTATCAAGTATCAGGTTGATAATGGAATAAATGATATCGTTGTAAGTATAGCCATCACAGATGTAAGCCTCTTTATTGTCAGTAGGGGTAATAAGGCTGCCGTTCACTACCGTAAGCGTTTGCCCTATTGATAATTGCCCCGTCTTTTTTGGCCGAAGCCAACTTAATAATCCCATTGCTCACATTTAATCACCCACCGCTAATACAAATTGATGCCCGATGTCAAACCACTCCCGCATCATTAACGCATCAGAAAAGTCAGGGCTTCTCCCTATCATTTCTTTTACTTTATCTTTTGGCAGCACCGCCTTTTTACCGTCCTTATCCATGTTGTGCTGCTTTACCTGCTCCAGCTCCTGGATAATGTTGTCTTTCATCGTAACATTATCACACTTTATAAACAACCCGTCTTTATTAATCCGTTCTGCCAGCCTGTAATAACACTGAGATTTGAGATTAACATAGTTCTCATCTCTCAGCGGCCTTGAATTGTTTACAAATCCTTTACAATGCAATATGTCAACTACCCCACCACCTACTCCATCTTCGTCAGCTATTATTCTGCTGACAGGGACGGAGTATTTGTGTTGAAACTCTTTTATCTTAGCAGCTGTTTCAGCAACTGAAAGATTTTTATACTGAAATAACTGTACACGATAGCCATGCCAGATAGCAATAACCGTGCTGTCACTTCCAAACCTTGCCACATCCACAGTAATAAAAGAACTACCATTGAGGGTATCAAAATCATTAGTAAAGCAATCCAGTATCTTTTCATAACTTATCAGGGATGCCGGATTTTGATCGTATTCCCAATTACCATTTAGCAACCTCTCCCTGCTATTCTTATCCAGCCCCTTTAAACTTTCGATATAATGAGGGCTGATGTACGGATTATCTGTTACTAATGCCTGTATGAACTTCCGGTCACTCCTGAGAGACCCCTGAACGGAAGGCTGGTAAAATTCGTAGTAAGCCCAATTTTTTGAAGGGTTACCACACATCAGCAACTTGGGGATTAGCTTATACTGGTCCAGCTTGTACCTTATCCTCGACTTAACGATATTTTTTGCCCGTATTGTTATCTGCGGAGCTTCGTCAATAAAAGCCCCTGTTATTTCCAACGAACCAAGCGAATCAAACCATGGGTCAGATGGATAAGCAAAAAGATCAGCCAATATAATCTGCGAACCATTAGGAATAGAAATTATACTGGACTGTTCGTTATACCTGAAATGCTCCGAGGCTTTTAAGCCCTGCTCCTTACAAACTTCAAAGAACGAATTAAGCGTTGTCTTTTTCAGATTCTTCAGTTCCGATCTTCCTATCAGCCATCTTGTGCCTGGATATTTTAAAGCACTCTTTAGAATCCAGTAACAACCAAAATAACTTTTCCCACCTCCGGCAGCACCTCCGTAATAAATCTCTGTTGTGGTGCCATCTTCCAAAAAATCAATAGCTGCGGTTTGTTTAACCGTTAGCTTCATTTGACTTTGTTTCGTAAGTCCTTTCCTCGTTCCAACTGATAGAAATTGAGCCTGATTGCTCAACTTCGGTACGGTCTCTCCATCCCATATTTTTTAATGCGAATATGTCAATCGTCTGCCCACTTATTTCATAACCGTTTTCTACTGCCAGCTTTGCCCTTTTTATTATGTACTCAAACTCTTCTCCTTTTTTTTCGTAAGCGTCTAAAGATGAACGACTTGAAAAGCCTAAGAAAAGCGTTAAGCCTGTTACTGTTGTTTTGATTGCATTCTCATTACATTCATCAAAATATAAAACCACTTGCTCTAAAAGCTGTTCAGCATTTTCATAAAAGGCTGGTCTGCCGCCATTGTTTCCTAAAGCATATTTATTACCCTTTGCCGCTGCCATTTCTATAGGTTAAGGTTTTATCTTTATCCATAGCAATAAATAAAATAGGGAGATTAAATTTGTCGATCGTGAATGTTAGTGATGGCTCAATCTTAGTTGCTACTATAGCCATTCTTGAAATGGGTTCACCCATTAACTCAAACAGGGTTAAATATGTAAGACATTGCCCAACTGCATAACTTAATTCACTTTGATACTTCGGGTTTTTACATTCAATCCCGATCCTTTCGTTATCGCTTGTAATAATTAAGAAATCAATTCTTTTATTACCCTTGATACTTCTTTTTGATGTTAGTTGAGATAATGGCTTTTCTCTTATGTGTGATTTATAAGTCACTCCGAGACAGTCCTTGCAGAAAGAAGCTATGTTAGCCTCTATGTATTCGCATAGTTCCCTTTCAGAATTGAAGTCCTTTTTTAAAGAATCCAATATCTGGTTTATTTCGTAATCGCCGTCTTTTAACTTTAAATCTGCCATAAAGAAAAAAAGGCCACACCGTAATAGGTGCAGCCCTTTAATATCTTAATCACTGTATCTTTTTCACAGCATTAAAATTACGACATAGTTTTTATATTTTCAGTATGGTATAAAGATTTTATACTTTCGGAATTTATTGAAAGGTTGTGTTTGCTGAATTATCGTTATCAACCCCTGTACTATCAAAACATTTTTCACACAGGGCAGGCAAACACTTTACATCTGTGGCATCTCCTACCGTTACATACGGCACAAACTGGAATCCTTCGGCAATGACCTCACAGCATTTTTCGCAGCGGGTACCATCTGCAGGGATCTTGTCAAATCCAAATGAAATACTTAAACCGTTACCCATCCCCCGAATTTACGGATTCCAGTTCTAAAAAGTGATCAATAGAGCTGAAATTGTATATCCTGGTAAGTTCGATCAGTTTGAAGATATCGGGCAATGCCCGGCCCTGTTCTAAGGCAGCATAACCGCCTTTGGTAAGGTTTATTTTTTTTGCCATTTGCTCTTGTGTGAATCCTGAAGATTTTCTTCTTTCCCTGAGTATTTGTGCTATTGGTTTTTGCATGATATTATTTTTTAAAAACCCCGGAGATATAGTTAACAGTTACTTAACCCGGTTAAATTTTTTTGAGTTAAATAAAGTTGCTCCGGGGTGGTTATTTTCATTCGTTTAAGTTTACGGGTTTCCAATTGCCGCCCAATTCGGGAGTAGTTCTTTCGTCAATGGTTTGAGATGATTCTAAAAAGCTGTATTGCCTGGTAAAGACATCGTAAGCAAAAGAACTCCATCCTACCTGACCCATCCAACTTTGCTTTATCTTCTGAAAATAAACTGTCACTATTCCTGATTCATAATCACGGTAAACGGTGATGCCATAGTGTGTTTTGTTAAAGAAATTGGCAGAACCTGAAATGTTATAAAGGGTGGGGACTTCATACTTTTTGGTCACCTTATCCTTCAGCATCTTGGTAGTGTGTGCTATCAAAAAAACATGAACACCGTGTTTACGGGCAAAGCGGATAATTTTCGAGTAAACGATACTAACATATTCTGTTTCTGTTTGTCCTCCATCCCTGTTATGTTCAATCCAGTTCCAGGGATTGATGTAGAGATACTTTATTCCGTATCTCAAAACCAGCAGTACAGCTGTTTCTAAAATCCCATCCACGTTAGTATTTGCTTCCTCAGTGTTGAAAAAGTGAAATAGTTCATCAATCAACGCAACCGCATATTCAAATTCCCGCTGACTCATTCGCTTGTCAGGATCCTTACGAAAGGCAAAGCTTTTGCCGGTTATCTTCTCAGCAAGTTTGGTGACTGTTTCATGCGGGGTTTCTTCAAAAGCACAAATCCCAAAGCTGCTGCCCTCATTAACAGCAAGAGAAGCCATGACCCAGTTAAAAAATTCATCCTTGCCATGACCGGGAATTCCTGTTATGGTGGTGATGGCGCCGGGTGCAAACCGCATCATGTGGTCAAACCCTCTGATTCCGCACTTAGCCCCGTCAGGGTAGCCATTTTTGAACCAATCCTGCACGGTAGGGAAAATATCATCCATCGTAAGAATCCCTTCTAATGGCCATTCCTTTGCGTTCTCAACCATGAGAGAGAGTACGGCAGGACCATGCTTTACGAGGACATCGTTTGCGTCCTTACAACCTTCAGGGTATTCAACATAAAAACATTTCTCCTTTCCGATCCGGCGGGCAAGTTCTTCTTTCAGGAGGTTGCCTGGTTCATCGTTGTCAACCGCAATAATGATTTTTTTCAGGCCGATAAATGATTCCCAGCAGTTGTCGAGGTATTCGAGCCGTTGTGATCCTTTCCCTGCTCCGTTAGGAACAGATACACAGTTGTAAATTTTAGCTTCATGCATCGAAAGGCAGTCTATTTCGCCTTCCACAATCACTGCCGTTTCTTCGCCTTGTAGTGAATCGAGGTTGTAAAAAATCAGCTCTGCATCCTTTGACAGCTTGAAAGATTTTTTAGGGCCCCTGAATTTTATGTTTAACAGTTCATCGTTTTTGAAATAGTTGAAACATATCACAGGAACTTCTTTTTCAAACTGAGGCATCCACTCTTTTGATTCTGTGATCTTCATTCTGAGCAGGGTATCATTGCTTATTTTCCTGCTTTCAAAAAAGTCAATCGTTTTACTGCTTACCTTTTCAAGCCTGGGTAATGGTTTTACGAATTCTCTCTTTTTCCCACTTTCCTGCATTTCGATATTGTACTTTTTTGCCAGCAGTTCAATAGCTTCCGGGAATGTTTTCTTCTCATGGTCAATCAGGAACTGGATAGCATCTCCCGATTTACCACAGCCAAAACAGGTGTATATACCCTTAGGACCGTTAACGGTAAAGCTGGCTGTCTTTTCGTTGTGGAAAGGGCAAAGGCCGGTGTAGTTCACACCGTTCTTTTTCAGCTTTAGGTAATCACCTACTACCTCCACTACGTTCATGCTGGCTTTTATCCGTTGTAAAGTTTCTGCTGTCATCACATCACCATTTTGTTTTTGTCAGGTAATTGGTTTGAATTCCCGTTATTCTTTTTCCAGGCAGCTATGAATCCGGGAACAAGGTTGGAGAAATTAACAATCGGGCTGGATTTGTAAAACCAGCCGGTAGCGTTGTTAAGTTCAAAGAACTTATCAGCCATTTCCTTTGTACCCCCCTGGTTAGCGAAAGTTTCCCGTACATGATCGAGGGTGGGGATTTTGGGTTGCCGGTAAAGATTGCTGTTACTTAAATCAGGGGGTGGGTCTTTACACACAGTTACAGTATCAGTTACAGTATCAGTTACAGTAACAGCGATTTTTGCGACACGGGGCGATACGGGTGCGATGTTTTGCGATGTTTTGCGATGTTTTGCGATACTTTCCGCCTCCAAAATGTTAATTTCTTGTGAAACGACCTTTTCGTATAGGTCCTTGTGCCACCGCTTCAGGTTACCCATTTTACCACTCAGGCTCCTGTCCTCCTTAATTATCCCCCACTCTTGCAGGTCTCGTTTCAACTGCTGTTTTATTGGTTCAAAAGCTATCTGAAGCAAAACATCCTCCGTCTGAGGGTTTTTGTCGTTCACATAATCGAATATCAGCTTGATAAGTTTACCTGCTTTATGGTCGGGTAATTTGTCGAAAATGCCTGTCCAGTCGGCGTAAAGAATAAAGGATTTTTTCCCTGTTGCCATGAAATAAAGTTTTTCAGTTATCAAATAATTTTTGCCGGTTAAAGTATCAAAACAATGCAGGCTGTTTAACGGGCCTGTGTTGTTCAAGAAACTTCACTATCGCTTTTTGTATAGCTATCTGCCGGGTACATGAATAGCTTGTCATACTACCCTGTAATACATTCACCGGGTAAACCTTTTGCATATACTGCAACCGGTTGCGGGCCTGCTGCAACATATCATCATAAGTTACTATCACCGGGTTTTTTATCACAGAATCTTTTTAACATTTAAAACCAATACCATTGTTTTACCAGTCACATCACCCATTGAAAAACTGCACCTGTCAGTAATCAGGTATCTGTCATCCTTTACCCATATATCTTTTACCAAATCATCCTGCAACGATTGCCAGTTTCGTTTTTCCAGATACTTACAAACCTGGTTAGACGGCACCTTTTCTTTGGCTTCGTCAAACACCACTAACATATAATTAGGGTAACTCATTCAAAAAGACCCTCCATTTTTATCACCTGCTCTTTTACAGACGGGCTTTGTTTACATAATTCATTTATCTTTTTTGTCGAGCTGAATACAATTGATTCATGGCAATTCAATAAGCTGCCTATTTGAGAGGCAGAGAGATTTGTAAACTTCCACAGGCAATAAACGTACAGGTGACGGTAATACGATTCTTGTCTTAACGGGCCTTTGCATATCTGGAAAAATATCGAAGGCTTAACCCCTAAAAATTGGGCTAAGTCGTTTTTTATTGATTCGGGGGTAAGTATTTTGGTTATCATGCGACCTTGTTTTTTTTATTATTAATAATTCTTTGCGCCATTGCCTCTGTCCAAGATTTTACAACGTGAGGCACCACATCAAATAATGCTTTTATCGGCTTTGTTGCAGTCGGTCAAAAGAATGGAAACCACCTCCCCTACTCGCATCCCCTCTACATATAACAACCTCGCAATGGCTTCATGCTTTTTGTTCTTTATGGTGGCAAATATTTTCTTTACCTCATCATGAGTATAGATTTTTTGCAACCGTTCGGGCTTTTTGATGAAAGGAATGTTGATATGCCTGCCTAACATATCCCTGTGTACCTTCAGAATAACATTGCGGTAGTTGCTCCTGGTAATGGGATCGGGGATGTCATTCATTATCTCAATCAGCTTTTGGCTATTGTAACTTTCAAAATCAGGGTGTAGGCGAAGGATTAAGCGGAGGATATTTCGGTAAGATAAAATAGTGCTGTCAGCACATCCTTGTACTTTCAGGTATTGAACCATTCTGTTTTCTAACGTCATAACTAACTAATTTTTAAACTACAAACGCAAATCTCCACGTTAGTGGCAATACTCCAAAGCCCTACGAACAGCGACATCGTAATATTGTTTTTCCTTTTCTATTCCAATTGATTTGCGATTTAATTTAATGCAAGCCAAGTTTGTTGTTCCTGAACCCATTGTATTATCAAGTACCATATCACCTTCGTTTGTGTAGGTTTTTATTAAATATTCAGCAAGTTCTAATGGTTTTTGTGTCGTATGTCCACAATATTCAATACTGTCGGGGTGTACTGTATTTATAAAAATAACATCTTTTGCACTTGTTGGTTTTTTAGTCATTGTTTCCTGAATAATAATATGACTTCCGTAGTTTTTAGTACCTCTTTTATTTTTACTTGCTTCTGCCCTATAAGTGTATTCCTCATTTGAAAAAGGTATTGGATTAAAAGTACATTGTTTATTATAAAATATTGCAATTTCTTCTGAACTCCTCAATGGTTGTTTTTTTGCGTTCAGATAGTTTGTAGTTCTATTTTTTACCCAAGTCCAACTGTATTTATACCATTTCAAATTACTGTTAACCAAAACGCTTGTAAATGGCTGTGTGCAGTTTAATATTACTACACCATTATCTTTTAGCATTCGTTTATATTGCTCCCAAAGTTTATCCAAAGGCAAAATGCTATCCCATTTGTTTTGAGTAGTCCCATAAGGCAAATCGCAAATAATAGCGTCTATACTCTTATCCTCAATAAAAGGAAAAACATCAAAACAATCAGCGTTCACAAAAGTACTGCCACTAACATCGGTTTGGCAAAATTGGGGGTTCGGTGGTAAATTCAACATCTGTATTTCAATTTAAGTTTAGTAATAATTTGAGCGTTTCGTTTTCAAAATCCCCAACTTCGCCAAGCCGTAGGCGTTATGTGCCATTTTAGCGACCAGACACAAACTCTTTTATCCAGTAATCTGAAACCATAATGACACCTCCATATTTATTTTTATACCAATCCATATAATCAGACAATGCGGTAATTTCAT